TCGGCGATACGATCGAGGTACTGCTCAGCAGCATCCAGCAGCGCGGTTTCGCTCCCACCGAACATTGCCAGGTATTTGGCATAGCCGGTAACCAGCCTGCGTTCATTTGAGGAGATCGCCCCGCCAGTAGGCTCCCAGTATTCGAAGCCGAGATTCAGCAGAGCGAAGAAACGACGGTGAAAGGCCGGGTTGCGGACTTGTTTGAAATCGGCTACCAGCACGGCGCCGAGCTTACATTTTGATTGCAGGAAATCGCTGGTCTCCGGCGTGGCGGAGATCAGGATATTGGAAGAATGCTTAATGAGTTGTAACTGCGCCATGGGATTCTCCGTGGCGCATCAGGTCAACGGGTGTTCAGTCCGTTGATATCATCATATCAGAGGGTTGTTCGAGGCGGTAGCCGAGGCGGCGAAGAAAACGTGTTCCGGACGACAGATTGAAAACACCTTCATCCTCCATCAAAGGGCGACATGAAACCATGCCGTTTTTGATGTAGACGAGGTTGCGGCTTTCGAGCGGCATTGACCCGATAAGCTTGCCGTCTGAACGCCTGACAATATCGTACCAGTCACCCTGCTCCTGCTTTTCTTTCACATCGACCTCCTCACTTTGCTATCCACAAATACCCTCTCCCGGCGGGGAGAACTCCACTCCACAGAGCCAAAATAACAAATGGCGCAAATTTCCTAATAGGTTCGCCGGAAGAAAAATTCATTTTTTCCTGTAGCACTTTAACCATACAACAAAATACTGTATGTATAAACAGTAATTATCCGTTTGGCTTAAGTATGCACATGAAATGTATGTCTACGCAAGCCCATTCATCTGATTGATTTTAATGAATTTTTTACGCTACTTACACGTAAAAACTGACCGTTATTTTTAACACTCACAACAGGTAACAAGTGCTGGGGTAAATAACTGATTGGAAAACCCTCAATCCCGACAGACGTACGCCAGGCCTGAGCCTGAGGGTATATTGCGGCGTTGACACATCCTGTCAGGTTGATAATTTGTTGCCGGACGTCGGCTATTAACTGATCGATTTCATAGATCAATACCACTACATAGATCGGTTTTCCCGATGATACGCAGAGCTGGCGCGCATGCCTAAATTAGTGGCAAAAAAACTTCGATTATGGAAGTCTTTTGGTTTTTTCTTCGTTCGCTTTGCCGAAACAATTTTAATCAATACTTTCATTAAACTTATCTGAATAAAGTCTCTACATTAAAGGTACTTTTTAAGGTGTTACTCATCACAACAATACCAAGTGCTGTAAGGATAAAGACAACCAAGCAAATCATAATGGTTTAACAAAAGGCGCCTAAGAGCACAGCAACAACTCTCTTTAAGAAATCAAAGTTAGGTTGCGTGTGCATTGAGTCCCCTTGATGAACGGAGGTCACCGGAAGTTTTTAAGTTCCGATGACATGATTATGAAACTAAATTATCTCGAATAACAAAAAATACCTTTCATAAGGGATACCAAGGAAAATAATCTTTTGAAGAGTTATTGTTATTAGCTTTTTTCTGTTGATTACATGTATCACAAAGCAGTTGAATATTAGATACATCATTAATGCCAAACCGTGCCAATGGTACAATGTGATCGTAGTTTGATTTATTGTAGATATTTATCATCCCCGTCACGTCCTTTTTACATATAACGCAGCGCCCTTTGTCTCTATGGTAAACGGCTTTTTGTACCCACTTAGGTATTGTTACCCTTCTAAGATATCCATTTCTAGTATTCACATTACTATTGTAAAATTCAGGATCCCAGTCTGACTCTCGCACCTCCGCGATCATTTCATTGTACAACTTAAGGACCGAACGATTCCCAAATAATATATAGAAAACCTCTTTGATTGTTTTTTCTTTATACTCCTGAAACAACACCCCTTCATAGAAACCACATAAGAAATCCTCGAGATCAGCGATTCCACTCTTATCAAGACTCTTTCCTGTCTGACTCAAGTAAGTTTGAAAATAATTTCTCATTCTCACAAAAGATACTATTGCTACTTCAACCGGTTCTGAGAATGAGGGTTTGTAGCGTTTAAAAGCTTCTAACCTATATTTAAGATTTTCATGATCTAAATTTTCCGCGTATACACTATCTATAATAAAACCAATAAAGTCATGAAAATGAGACCATTTTGGAAAGCTTAAATCAAAAGCAACAGAACGACCATCGCCGAGATAATCATTGAGCCCCCTCATATAGGCTCCTTGTTCGTTAAGTACGTTTTTTATAATGTTACAAAAGTAATAAGACTCATGGTGCTCATACTCTTCAGTCTCCTTACGCGAGAAGCTCATGGATACTCCCAATAGAATTCAAAAAATAGTATCGAATACATATAAATATCTTATTTTTAGGCTGCCTGCACCTGCCCAGCACACATTTCCGGTAGATTGGCCCGCACCAGCGCCTCAGCGAATGACGGAGGTACGGCATTGCCACAGCGGGCAACCTGCTTATCCTTCGCATACTTCACGCCCCGAAAGTCCTGGTCGATGATGTACCACTCCGGGAAACCCTGGGCGCGGTACAGTTCCGCTGGCTGCAGCATGCGCATGCCGATATCCACAATGCGATACACCACGCCATCAACAGTCACCAGCCCATCAGAATCCTCTCCGCAATACTCCCGCAGGAACGCCAGCGCCTGCGCAGCGCGCTGTTCGTCATAGCCATCTGTCGCCAGGCTGCTCTGAACGTTCCCGACATGCAGGCCGCCCGCCGTGAGCCCCGGCGCTGGCGCATCAACCACTCTCCCGTCCCGGCATGTACCGCGCAGTATCACTAGATGCGATGTGACCAGGCCATGGTGATCGGTGGTGGTGACTGTGTGTACCGGTTCGTCCAGAGCCACACCCGCGCCCTGGTAGTTCCCGCCGAAGTGCTTAACCAGATTCGCCGCCACCAGCCCGAACTTGCCGCCACCGGCGACCACAGTACCCAGCGGTTTATGCAGTCCCGGTACGCGCGGTTCCTGCCCAGGGCGCTCGCCGTAGCCCATCTGAATCAGGGTCGTGGACACCAGCTGCGATTTACCGCCACCACCGGCGGTGATCGTAGCGCTCGGTTCGTCGGCGCGATGCCCGATGCTGGCACCGAATTGCCGGGCAATCAGCGGGGCCAGTACGGGCGCGATGACATTAGTCCGGTTCTGTGTGAGCAGAGTGAAAAACGGTTTGTTAACCGGGCGCGGCCTCATCTGAAATTCAGATCCACCGGTGCCGGCAAACAGCGGAGCCATCACTGGGGTCGCGATCGCGTAGCCATGCGTTTTGGTGATGGTCTGCAGCGGCTCTGCCAGCGCCTGACCGCGGAAGCAGTCGTATTTCCCTTTCGTCGTGGTGTGGTTGCACTTCACGATAAACGGCGAGGCGCTATCAATCACGAAGCGCTGGATGCCGCGCGCGATACGCTTAAGCGTGTTCTCCGCCAGCGGCTTCTTACGGTCGAAAATGGACTGTGCTGGGATAGACCAGTCAATACATTCCGCCGCGGTACGCCATGGAGCCAGTTTGCCGCCCTGCACTACTGGCGTTTTCGGATCCCCGTGAGTCGGCGCTGGCCAGGTCACCGGCACGCCGTCGCAGCGCATTACCATGAAGAATCGCTTCCGGATGGTCGGCGCGCCAAAGTCGCAGGCGCGCAGTTCTCGGTGGTCAACGGCATAACCCAGTCCGGCCACCAGCTGCTGCGCCTGCACGCCGTCGGCGGCAATGCCCAGAAACTCACAGCATTCCACCAGCGCCGGATGCCCGGCAGGAATACCGCCAGATAGCATGCCGCAGAACGCCTCAAAGGTTTCTCCGGCGCGGGCCGGGTCCGGGCGCTGTCCGCCGTCTGCCGATACGATAAGCGGGCCCCACGTTTTGAACTCTTCCACGTTCTCGAGCATCATCACGCGAGGACGAACCGCCAGCGCCCAACGAATGACGATCCACGCCAGACCGCGGATTTCTTTCTCCACAGGCTTCGAGCCTTTCGCCTTCGAGAAGTGACGGCAATCCGGAGAGAACCACGCCAGCCCCACCGGGCGGCCCACCGTCGCCGTGCACGGGTCGATATCATAGACGCTTTCGCAGTAATGCAGCGTGTCCGGGTGATTGGTGCTATGCATGGCCACCGCGTTCGGGTCGTGGTTAATCGCAATATCCACGCTGCGGCCAATGGCCATTTCGATCCCTGTGCTGGCCCCACCGCCTCCGGCAAAGTTATCAACGATAATCTCTCTCACGCGTACTTCTCCATAGCAGTGGCCAGCGAACGGGCAGCGGTTACGATCGCCGGTACCGGCATTTTCTCCAGCCACATCCGGTTGATGTGGAACTTCAGGCGTCGCTGGTGGTGCGCCGGGAGATCCCCGGCGCTTTCAACATGTGCGTAAACGAGTCCTACCTCAGCAGGCCAAACTGTTTCCGGCACATCCACCAGCAGCAGGCGCTCCAGCTCTATGATGCGGCTGGTGGCGTATTGCAGGAGCGGATCGGTAATGTTCATGCAGTAAGCTCCTTTCGGCTAAGATCCATCAACGCATCATGAAGAGCCTTTGCACCTACTTCTCGTTGAGCAGCAACTTCGTAGCTAATGCCGTTCGTCTCCATGATGCAGTCCCTGTCGAGATATTCAGAGCATTCATCCAGCACCTTGGTGATATCTTGTTGCTGCAGGGCCGCCAGCGCATCACGCTGTTTAGCCGTTTCGCGCAGCGCAGCCGTAGTGCAATCTAGCCGCTCGGCCAGGCGAGACATCATTTTCGCGATGTCGATAATCGGCGTATCGCTGCTCAGCGCCTTCGCAAACTCATGGCCAACCGCGACCAGCTCTTTGTTGTTCAGTGATTCACTCATGCCCGTGCACTCCCAAAAATTTTATGAATTTTGTAGCCCTGCCAGTTCTGGCGGCAGGCATCGGCGGCGGATGGCGCTGCTGGTAGCCGCTGCTTCGGCTGCTTGATTTTTTCCTGCCAGCGCTGCACCAACTGGTATTCCGGATGCTTCGGTTTGCCGATATTTTTGACAATCCCGGCCATACCCAGGCGCTTGAGACGATCGTAGGCCTCACGGATGTCGCAGCCGAGCAGCTTACGGATCTGACGGGGCGTTGCCGGTCCGTTTGTCTCGATGAACTCCACGATGGCCTTTTGCTTTGGTTTTATGCGGTTGCACACGGTCAAACCCTCCCCTGCGCCTGGCGGCGCTTGTACTCGGCCATCAGCATTTCTGCAGGCGTCGGCCCCCGGTCCCGGTTCGGTGCTGCCAGTGCACGGCGGACCGGCGGGATCGGCTTACCTTCTGCAACACGCTTTTCCCAGTGCGCCAGCAGATGCCCGGCTTCACTGAGCAGCTCTTTCTCGTTCATCTGGCGATCAACACCCCGGCGGCGCAGCTCCAGGCAAACGTGATACAGCAGCGGTTGTGGCCACGGGTATTGCTCGCTGGTGGGGTATTTGAAAACGAGCTTCCGCCACTTCCAGAATTCGGTCATGACGTCCGCTGGGCTCAGACCGAGGAGGCCCTTGCCTTCACGGCACCAGGCGACAAACTGCCCCGGCGAAGGCCAGAAAGGTGACACGCTGGCACGCGCTTTCTGCATTCCGGCCACCAGTTGCTCGCGGCTCCGGATACCATTTTCGGCGAACGTGGCGATCCACTGCTGCTTGGCCGTACGCTCATCCGCTTCGCTGCGCAGGTTGGTCTGCGTGGACGCCGGAAAGACCTGCTTGAGCTGGCTGAACAGGAGATCCACCATACGCTCGGCATCGCTGTTGATGACTTTGGCCTGATCCCGGTTGCCGCCCGCCATGCGTGCCAGCATTTCGCCATCGCGGCTTTGTACGGCCTGAAACAATTCGTGGTTCATATGAAATCCTCCCATGCTTCAGGGCTGTTCCAGTGCGCGTCACTGGCTGGTGCATCGTTGACGGGCTTGCGACTGCCATCCTCGCGGTGCAGCGCCAGGGTGTCCCACTGTTTACGCAGTTTGGCGGGAGAAAGGATGTTTTTGTGCCAGAACGAATCCTGCGCAGCCCATTTGAACAGCTGGCAAATTTCGCGATGCGTGCGGCCATCGAGCTGGCGCATCATGCGGATGTCATTCGCCCAGGTTGTGAGGTTTGGTTTTTTCATCGAAGGCTTGGTGATGTTGCGCAGGGTGAGCATCCACTCTGCGCACTGCAGATCTTCAGCGGTACCCCACTTGTCACCTGCGGGGGTCTGAACTGCAGCATCAGGAAGAGATTTGGATTTTTTCTTACGATCATTAAATACGTTAGTATTTAATATTACTTCTTGTTCATGATGCGCGGGCTTAAGCGCGCCCTTATGCTCGGGGTTATGCGCGGCATCACCCTCTGAAGCCGCGCCGTTACTGGATTCGTTATGCGCGGGGTAATGCTCGCAGTTATGCGCGCCGTTATGCGCGGGTAAATCGTCCATTTTTTGAGCATAAAGCGCGTAATTAGTGATGGTGATCACTGTGCCTTTCCGGCGTTCTCCGGCTGTGGCGATCATCCCTTCTTTCTCAAAAAAGGCGAGCATACGATCCACTGCGTGACGGCTGGTGGGTTCCCCGTTCCGGTCGCATAAATCCAGCCCCAGATCGGCTGTGGTGGTCACCAGTTGTCCGGTCTGCAATGGCCACTGACGGCCCTTAAAGTTAGCCGTATAGGGCTGTCTCGCAGCAGTAAGAAGCAGGTTTTCCCACAGGGTGCGAAGATATACGTCCTTCGCCCAGGACTGCTTCAGTACACTCCGGTACAACGGGATGAAACCGGTCTTCTGGTTCTCCATCCTGTTGCTCCTGGCGGCAGTGCGTGCCGCAAAATCCGCGTAAGCGACATTTGACATAGCTATGCCCCTTTCGCCTGGTGTTTTAAATGAGCGTTTGTCATAATGACCTCGCAGTTGCTGTCCGTAATTGCACCCGAAAGCCGTTGCTGTCTCACCAGCGCGGCTTTCACCATTTTTAGCCCTGTCATACTGCCCCCAGCATTGAAGTAACGATCGTCATTAGTGTCCCTGTCTGCTCTGGCATTAGCCGGAACAGCGAC